CAATGTTTTATATAGTAGAGGAAAATAGTAAGTTAGAACATTTAGAAAAGCTATTAAGGCTTGGATGTTATGTTGAAGTGATTTCTTCTCACGACTTTTACCATCCTAAGCTTACAACTCCTATAGCAGTTTATATTAGAGTGTTAAAAAGTAAGCACGGATATATTATTCCTATAGATCATGATGAAGGTCTAAATGTAGATAAACAACGTGTCTACGATATGCTGTTAAAGAGCAGTAAAGTATACACTATCAATAAGAAAAACCTACTATACCACTTTAATATTCAGGAAGCTATAGATATATCACTTCTATACAGTATGGTTAATTACGAACGATTAGAAATTAACCGAAGTAATTCTGCACTTAATTACTTTTATAATAAGTTTAGAGAATATCCAGAAATTAATAAACTTGTACCTCTACCAAAGCATTTTGAATTATGCGAAAAAAACTATAATTCTATAGAAACTATACTAGAATATGAAACACCAGATGGTTTTGATTTTTATAATAAAACCGCAACTAATGTATTCTATTTACTAGAACAACATGGTATAGGTATTGAATATGAACCTTTTGTAGAGACATTCTCTCCAAGGGAGCCTGCTTATAATATAGTTAATAACACAGTACTAACATCCTATAACCTTTACAATGCTACATCTAGACCTACCAATGCTTTTAATTCTGTTAACTTCGCTGCTATTCCTAAGAGCGAGCAGCATAGGAAATGTTTCCATCCGGCCAATGATTATTTTGTTGAGTTTGATTTCGACGGTTATCACCTTAGGTTACTTTGTAATCAGATTGGATATGAACTTACCAATGAATCTGCTCATAAGCAATTAGCAAAGCACTATTTTGGTACTGAAGAAATAACAGACGAACAGTATAAAGAAGCTAAACAGATCAACTTTCATGCTATATACGGCAAAATACCAGAGAAACATAAAAATTTAAAAATATTTAAAGAAATACAGGAATATATTGATGCTATGTGGGATAGTTTCAAAAAAACAGGTTGTGTCTGGAATCCACAATCAGGTAAAGCCTTTTCAAACAAGCTAAAAGACATGCATCCAGCAAAATTAATGAATTATATGATGCAATCGTTGGAAACCTCAAATAATATTCTTATATTGAAAGAAGTACTGCGATACTTACGAGATAAAAAAACAAAAATATCGCTTTACACTTACGATGCTATTCTATTTGACTTCAATAAGGAAGATGGAAAACAAACTTTATACGATATACAAAGTATATTAGAAAACGGGAATAAATACCCGGTAAAGTTTAAGTATAGTAATAATTTAGTTTTGTAGAACACTTTATATTTATATTAAATGCAACTAGTTACAGATTTTTCCGTCGCATATGATTTTGACGACGTATTTTTAAACGACGATATGAGTAATAAACTGTTCTGCACATTCTCTACCGAAGAAGATTTAGAGAATGTACTTTCTTCAATACAGGAGAGATATAAAATAATATACAACAAGATTTTTGTACTTTATTCTAAAAGTCAAAATGAGTACATATGTACATATAATGTAGATTTTGGAAATGTATCAGCTTTCTTAGACAATACTATATTAGTACATAGAAAAAAAGAAACTAACACCCTTTATACAATAAATGCCCTAAATACACTTATTAAATCGTTAAATGATGGTAAGTTAGACACTTCATATAGGGTAAATTGGTCAGATTACAGAAACTGTGTACTGCTTACCAAAGGTCCAGAATTAAAAAGGATAAATACTAAATTATTTAACATAATAGAGTTGGATAATTGATTTTTTATTCTTATATTAATAGAGTAATACATTTAAAATTAGTTATATATGGATATCAATGCAATCAAGGCTAAACTAGATGCCTTAACAACAACGGTCAGGATAGAGAAAAGACTGACTACTCCAAGATTTTTTGGAAACCACAACTGGGCAAACAAACGTTACGTATTGTACCGTCTGCTTTTGACCCTGAATTTCCTTTTAAGGAATTGAAATTTCACTACGGAATCGGAAAGTATCCGATGGTAGCACTATCTAACTTTGGTAAACAAGACCCTATTGAAGAGTTTGTTAAAGAGTTAAGAAAAACGAATGATAAAGATAACTGGTCTCTATCAGGGAAAATCAGTCCTAAAACTAGGATATTTGCTCCAGTAATCGTTAGAGGAGAGGAGGACAAAGGAGTTCGACTTTGGGGATTCGGAATTACTATTTATAAAGCTTTATTAGCTTTAGCAGAAGATGAAGACATCGGAGATTTTACAGATGTAATCAACGGATGGGATATGGTAGTTGAACAAACTCAAGGTAACCCTTACCCTGAAACTACAGTTAGAATTAAACCTAAACAAACTCCTTTATCAGATAATAATGATTTAGTAGATACTTGGTTAAAAACTCAACCTAATCCAGTAGAGGTACATAGTCAATATGATTATGACTTTATTAAAAAACAACTTCAAAACTATCTAAACCCAGGTTCAGGAGATGAAACAACTGAAACACCTGCTAAAGATAAACTGCCAGAAAGCTTAGGTCAACAAAAAACTGACTTTACTTTGGAAACAGCTACGGCTGGCAACAAAGACACAGTAAGTAAATTTGATGATCTATTTAACGAATAAACATGGAAAAAAAGAAAGAAGAAGTAAAAGCAAGAGCGACTGCTGCTGTACAGAAGTCGTTTAATTTAGGAAATTTTAAAAAGAAAAAAGGTTTTTCGAATGCTTCCGTAAAGTTTAAAGAACAAGGATGGATTCCTTTATCTAAAGCTTTTCAAGACATTACCTCTCTTCCTGGTATTCCAACTGGTCACATAACTCTGCTAAGAGGACATAGTGATACTGGAAAAACAACAGCTCTAATCGAAGCAGCAGTCAATGCCCAAAAGATGGGTATATTACCTGTCTTCATTATTACGGAGATGAAATGGTCTTGGGATCATGCCAAAGAGATGGGCTTACAGTTTGAAGAGACTAAAGACGGTAATGGGAATGTTACAGATTACGAAGGCCATTTCTTATATGCAGATAGAGGTCAACTAAATACTATTGAAGATGTAGCAGTTTATATTGCTGATCTTATGGACGAACAAGCTAAAGGTAACTTACCTTATGATATGTGTTTCTTCTGGGATAGTATTGGATCAGTACCTTGCGACTTATCGGTACGTTCTAATAAAAATAATAACGAATGGAATGCTGGTGCGATGTCTACTCAATTTGGTAATAATCTTAACCAAAAGATTCTATTATCTAGAAAAGAGAATTCACCATACACAAATACCATGGTAGCTATCAATAAAGTCTGGACTATGAAACCAGAACACCCTATGGGACAACCTAAATTGCAAAATAAAGGAGGTATGTCTATGTGGTACGATGCTACTCTAGTAATCACTTTTGGTAATATCACCAATCCAGGGACTTCTAAAATTAAAGCAATTAAAAATGGTATGCAAGTTGAGTTTGCTAAACGTACTAACGTTCAAGTAGAGAAAAACCATATCGGAGGAGTACAGTCTAGAGGTAGAATTGTGATGACTCAACATGGCTTTATTGAAGATGATAAGAAAGCGATTGATAAGTATAGAGATGCTCATAAAGAACACTGGCTAAAATTAGTTGGATCTGTAGACTTTGATCTTATTGAAGAAGGAGATTTAGAAGAAACACCAATATCTCCTAATTTACTAGATTAATGGCATACGAAAACATACTTAACAATTTAAAAGAGACCCCACCCCGTGAGTTGAACGATCATATCTTGATCGTAGATGCTATGAATATGTTAATTCGTAGTTTCTCTCTTCTCAAGGCGATGAACCCATCAGGCGCACATATCGGAGGCCTGGTGGGCTTCCTTCGCTCATTAGGGTATGTTACCAGAATATTTGACCCTACCAGAGTAGTTATAGTTTGGGACGGTAAAGGAGGTTCTGCTAATAGAAAAAACATTGACCCTAATTACAAAGCTCAAAGAGCAACCAGTAGAATAACACACTGGGGACTTTACGACAGTAAACAGGAGGAAATGGAAGCTCTTATAGGACAATTGCATAGAACGCAAGACTACCTAGACTGTCTACCAGTACAACAGTTAATGATGGAGAAATTAGAAGCAGACGATATAATAGCATACATTGCTAAAAGAGCTTCAGCAAGTAATGTCAAAAAATGCACGATTATTTCATCAGATAAGGATTTTCTACAATTAGTAGATGATACTGTTGAAGTATATGCACCTATAAAAAAGAAAACCTTTACTGAGAGTAATATATTTGATGAACTTAAGGTATTACCGGAAAATTACAACATAGTTAAAGCGTTATTAGGGGATAATTCCGATAATTTAGCAGGAGTAAAAGGATTAGGTATAAAAACTATACTTTCAGAGTTTCCGAAACTAGCTAAAGAACCTAATATGAGTCTAGAGTACGTATACGATATATGTGCTGAAAAATTAGAAGAGAAAAAGTTTAAGAAAATATTTCCTAAGATAATAACGGAATGGGATAGAGTTGAAACAAACTTTAAACTTATGGACTTGAATGTCTCTGATTTGGACGATAAAGAGAAAGAGTATGTTATGGATGTTCTTAGAGCATCACTTCCGGACTTGCAAACAGGTGCTTTTTTAAGGCAATTAGAGCAGGATAAAATTGAAGGTATTACAAAAAATACCGAAGGATGGTTGGAGAACTTTAGAGGGCTTACAACAGTAAAATAAACTGCTTTTTTAGTAAACATATACACTAAAACAGTTGCTTATTAAATTAAAATTAACTATATTGAAATAAAGGTTATAATATGACATTAAAGAGTTTACAACAATACGGAAAGGGGTTTCAATTAAAAGTTTTAGGGTCATTATTGACAGATAAAACGTTCTTATTAAACGTAAGAGATGTTTTAACTGAAGATTACTTCGATTCAGATGCACATAAGTGGATTATTAACGAAATTATGAGATATTTCGATAATTACCACACTACTGTGACTATGGATGTTTTAAAAGTAGAGCTTCAAAAACTAGATAACGATATCCTTCAAGTAGCCTTAAAAGAGGAATTGAGAAATTCTTATGCTGCTTCCCAAGATGATTTAGAGTACGTTCAAGAAGAGTTTACTAACTTCTGTAAGAATCAAGAAATGAAAGCAGCAATACTTAATTCTGCTGACTTACTTAAAGAAGGTGATTTTGACGGTATCAGAAATGTAGTAGAGAAAGCTATGAAAGCTGGTATGGATAAAAATATTGGACATGAGTACAATAAGGATATAGAAAGTAGATATAGAGAGAACTATAGACCAACTATACCTACTCCTTGGCCGGTTCTTAACGAAGGAATACAAGGCGGTTTTGGACCAGGAGATTTAGCTATTGTATTTGGTAACCCTGGAGGTGGAAAGAGTTGGACTTGTGTTGCAATGGCTGCACATGCAGTAAAGATGGGTCATAACGTTAATTACTATACTTTAGAATTAGGAGAAGATTATGTCGGTAAACGATTTGATTGTTACTTTACAGGTTACTCTATAGATGAGGTAAATAGCCATAGAAAAGACGTACAGAAAAAAGTGGACGGCTTGAAAGGTAAACTTATAGTAAAAGAATACCCACCTAAAGGAGCAACTGTTAATACTATAAAATCTCATATACAGAAATGTATAGATATGGAACATAAACCTGATTTAATTGTTATTGATTATGTTGATTACTTAAGAGCTCCCTCTAAAGGTAAATTCTCAGAACGTAAGGATGAGATTGACGATGTATTTATCGCTACTAAAGGATTGGCTAAAGAATTCCAGATACCAGTAATTACTCCTTCTCAAGTAAATAGAATGGGTGCTAAAGATTCTGTAATTGAAGGAGATAAAGCTGCTGGTTCGTATGATAAGATGATGGTAGCAGATATGTGTTTTTCTTTATCTAGAATGAAAGAAGATAAAGTACTAGGTACAGGTCGATGGCATGTTATGAAAAATAGATACGGTATGGACGGTATGACGTATAATCTTAAGATGGATACTAATAATGGACATATTGAATTTGAAGGAAAAACTGATATGGAAGATCTAGAGCCTAATGCTAATGGTGTTACCTCTACTCATAAAGAGCTTGCAAAGAAATTTTTCAGTGTAGAACAAAGTAATAATGAATAAGAGGCATATTTATAAAAGTATCCTCAAGATCTTTCTGACTGACTCTTGGGGATTCATTGTCTCAACAACCTAATAATATATAAAGATATATGAGTTTACTTAATGAAAGGATAGTTTACAAACCGTTTGAATATCCACAAGCATACGATTACTGGTTAAAACAACAACAAGCTCATTGGCTACATACAGAAGTGCCGATGGCGAACGACGTAACTGATTGGAAGTCTAATATGAAAGACAACGAAAAGAACGTCGTAGGGCAAATATTAAAAGGTTTTGCACAAACAGAAACAATAGTAAACGACTACTGGTCTACTTTAGTAACTAAGTGGTTTAGAAAACCAGAAGTTATAATGATGGGAACTACTTTAGGTTCTAGTGAAACTATCCATGCTGAAGCATATTCATTACTAAACGAACAATTAGGTTTAGATAATTTTGCTGAATTTATGGAAGATGAGGCAACTATGGCTAAGATAGAATCGTTAATGAATGTAAGAGATAACCATGACGGTACCCCTAATTGGCATGAAAGAGCTAAGTCTCTAGCAATTTTTTCTGCGTTTACGGAAGGTGTGAATCTTTTCTCCTCCTTTGCAGTACTGCTATCATATAAAATGCGTAACCTTCTCAAAGGTGTAGGTCAAATAGTAGAATGGTCCGTAAGAGATGAATCTTTACATTCAGATGCAGGCTGTTGGTTATTCAGAACACTAATGGAAGAACATCCAGAATTTAGAACCCCTGAACTTATAGCTGAGATAGAAGAAGCAGCACATTTAGCTTTAAAATTAGAGTTTGACTTTATTGATAAGGTATTCGAAATGGGTGACTTAGAGAATCTAAGCAAGGCAGAGTTAAAGAACTTTATCAAACATAGAGTTAATACTAAAATGGGAGATCTGGGCTTAGACCCAATTATTCCATCATCTGATATTGATAAAGGAGCTTTAAAGACAATGAAATGGTTTGATGCAGTAATAGCTGGTAAACAACAGACAGATTTCTTTGCAAGCAGAGTTACAAATTACAGTAAAGGTCATATTGACTGGTCTAACGCATTTTAAAAAAAAACTTATGAGCATAATTGTAGATACTTCCTCCTGGGAATCAGGTAAGGATTACCCAGAGTGGATGAATGAAATATCAATTGCTACTATATCTAAAGGATACCTTTTAGCAGATGAAACACCAAAAAAAGCTTTTAGAAGAGTTGCTTCTACAATAGCAAGAAGGTTAGATAGGCCGGATATGGAAAATAAGTTCTTTAGATATATGTGGAAAGGTTGGTTAAACCTAGCTTCACCAGTTTTATCTAATACTGGAACTGATAAAGGACTACCAATATCCTGTTTTGGTATTGATACTCCTGACTCAATTAGAGGTATCGGTTTAACTAATGCAGAACTTATGAGATTAACTTCTCTAGGTGGTGGAGTTGGCATCGGTTTAGGTAAAGTTAGAGGAAGAGGAGAAAAAATAGGAAACGGAGTTGGTCAATCAGAAGGTATAGTACCTTGGGCTAAAATTTACGATTCTACTATTATAGCAACTAACCAAGGAGCAGTAAGAAGAGGAGCTGCATCAGTTAACTTAGATATCAATCACCCTGATATAGAGGAGTACCTAGAAATACGTAGACCAAAGGGGGACCCTAACAGACAGTGCCTCAATTTGCATCAATGTGTAAATATAGATGATGCTTTTATGCAACGTTTAGAACATAGAGATGCAGAAGCAATGGAATTATGGATAAAGATTCTTAAATCTAGAATGGAAACCGGGGAACCATATATCATGTTCGGCGATACAGTAAATAATGCAAATCCATTAGCATATAAGAAAAATAATCTAGATGTTTCTATGACTAATATTTGTTCTGAAATTACTTTACATACTGATGAAGAACATAGCTTTATATGTTGCTTATCTTCAGTTAACCTTACCAAATACGATGAATGGAAAAATAGTGATTTAGTAGAAACCGCTATATACTTTTTAGATGGAGTTTTAGAAGAATTTTTAGCTAAGACATCTGGTAGAGATTCCCTTATTAGAGCTCACAGATCTGCAAAGAAAGGTAGAGCGATAGGGTTAGGAGTTTTAGGTTGGCATACGTTACTTCAAAACGAAAGAATACCATTTGCTTCAGTAGCAGCAACATCATTAACTCACCAGATATTTTCAGATATTAAGCAAAAAGCAGAAAATTCTTCTAGAAAATTAGCAAATGAATATGGAGAGCCACTATGGTGTAAGGGGACTGGAATGAGAAATACACATTTAATAGCAGTAGCTCCTACAGTATCTAATAGTACTATAGCCGGAGGAGTTTCTGCAGGAATCGAACCTGTACCTGCTAATGTTTATACTTTTAATTCTGCGAAAGGTACTTTTATTAGAAAGAATTCTGCTTTAGAAAGCTACTTAGAAGAATCAGGTCATAATACAGATGAAGTATGGGATGAAATTATGAAAGATAGAGGTTCAATCGCTAATCTACCCGAAGATATTATGCCAGCGGAAGATAAACCTATATTTTTAACCTTTGCAGAAATTAACCAGCTTCAATTGGTTGAACAAGCTTCTGCTAGACAGAAATATATAGATCAAACACAGTCTTTAAATTTAGCATTTGACCCAACAGATAGTCCTAAGTTTATTAACGAAGTACATCAAGCAGCATGGAGATTAGGAGTTAAAACTCTATACTACCTAAGAACAGATTCAGTAATCAATGGAGATATAGGGAGCAGGACTTCTACAGATTGTTTAAGTTGTGACGGATAAATAATTAATAATAGTTGGTTAATACAATTAAATTTCATATATTACAATATGGTACAAGCAATAAAATTTTACGCAGATTGGTGCGGACCTTGTAAGATCTATAACAAAGTATGGACTAAGGTAGAAAGTGAATTAAACGAAAAAGTTGAGTTCAAAAGTATTAATATAGAAAAAGATACTTCGGGGTTAGCAGCAGAGTATAAAGTTAGATCAATACCTTTTACAGTTATCATAAATGAAGAGGGTAAAGCTACGACTAAAACAGGGCTGATAAAAGAAGAAGAACTCAAAGAACTATTAAAATAAGTAATCAATAAAATAAGTTATATAAATGTTACGTAAACCAGATTCAATCCCTGCTAACGATACTATCGTTCAGGACCCTAGTATGGAACCTTTCTTCATTAGTAAATCTTCAACAGGAGGGTATACCGTATATGAAAGAGTAACCAAAGGAGAGAATAATACAGAATATATAAAAACTGTATGTTACCCTGCTAATTTTTCTTACGCTCTTAAAAAAGTTGCAGAAGAAAAGTTAAATCAAAAGAAAAGTTATAGTTCTATAAAAGAGTATGTTAATACATACGAAAATATCAGCAAAACTATGACTAATATAATTAATATATAGCGTTAGCCTATACGCGAAATACCTGGCAAAAATTAAATAAGTAAATTATGGCACATTGTGTAGTAAGTTTAAGTGGTGGAATGGATAGTAGCACCTTATTGTTAAGAGCTATCGAGAAGTATGATACTGTAACAGGTATATCATTTGACTATGGTCAAAAACATAAAGTAGAGCTAGAGAGAGCTCAATCGTTAATTGATTATCTAGCAGAGAAAGGTCACAAAGTAAATTATCGTCAAATTAAATTAGACGGTTTAGTAGATTTACTAGATTCAGCTTTAGTAGAAGGTGGAGATGATGTACCAGAAGGACATTACGAGCAAGAGAATATGAAAGAAACTGTTGTTCCTAACAGAAACAAAATGTTTGCTTCTATTACTCAAGCAGTAGCTTTGTCTGTTGCAAATAGAACAGAAGATGTTTGTGATATTGCTTTAGGTATACATGCTGGTGATCATGCAGTTTATCCTGATTGTAGACAAGAATTTAGAGATGCAGATGATAAAGCATTTAGAATGAGAAATTGGGATGCTGATAGAGTAGGTTACTTTACTCCTTATTTAGATACTGATAAGTTTGGTATTTTACAAGATGGAGAAAAGTTATGTGAAGTATTAGGTATTGATTTTAATGAAGTTTATAGAAGAACAAATACTTCTTATAAACCAATCAAAGTTTATAGTAGACCTGAAACGAATGCTTATAAATGGTACAGTGACTATAAATCAGCTTCATCAGTAGAACGAATTGAGGCATTTATTAAACTAGGAAGACCTGATCCTGTTGGATATGCTGATGAAACTGGAGTAGTCAATTACGAAGTAGCTAGAAAGCATGTTGAAAGCGTTTTAGAAGCATATTTATAATCTTGAACTAATTAAGATATAATGAGCACTAACAGTAACCAAACAAACGGAAACACTCAGCTTAATTCTGAAAGAAACAAACTCAATAACAGAGTGGATAAATTCAGAATGCTGAGTCAGACCAAAAAAGTACAATGGGATGGCATGCGTAGACATCGCACTATCTAATGTAGGGAGGGTATCGGTTCGACTCCGATATTCTCCACAATTTAAATAAGTTATGAGTAAGAAACCAAAAACAGTAATTTTCTGCGTACCCGGTAACCATTTTTCTGGTAATTTTTTGAAAGCATGGACGAACCTTTTTGTATGGTGTGTTAACAACAACTTTAACCCGATTTTAAGTAACCACTACGACTCAAACGTTTACTATGCAAGACAAAAATGCTTAACACCAGATGTAAGTAAAGGTAAGAACCAGAAACCCTTTGATGGCACAGTTGATTATGATTACATTATGTGGATTGACTCAGATATGGTCTTTTCTCCAAAGCAATTTGAGGAGTTAATAGATATGGACAAAGACATAGCATCCGGCATTTACAAAATGCAAGATCAAGTAAATTATGCTACTGTAGAAAAGTACAATAATCAAGAGTTTATAGAGAATAGTAAATTTACATTTTTGAATGATGAGATACTTTCAGAAAAACCAACAATATTTCCAGTAGAATACACTGGTTTTGGTTGGATGCTTATTAAAAAAGGAGTTATAGAGAATATGGAATACCCCTGGTTTAGACCAGAATGGATGGATTTCGGCAACGACATAGTAGACTTTACTTCCGAAGATGTAGGTTTCTGCATAAATGCAATAAAAAAAGGGTATAAGATTTACGTAAATCAATCAATCCGAGTTGGTCATGAAAAAAGTTTGATAATATAAATAAATTTCGTATATTGATATATGTATAGTAACAGTGTCACAGCACCACTTTAAAAACACGAAAATATGAGTAAATTACAAAAAAAGGTTATAGATGATCTCTATAATAGAGAAGAAAGAGAGAACTTCCAGGGAATTAAGATAAATGATCATAAAATTCCAGATCCAAAATTACATCAACAAATTAGCTTCATTAAATCAGGTATCCGTATATTAGGATATGCTGCTTTATGGTGGAGTATCGATATAGCTGCTATTTTGTTAATACTATCAGAAGTAGTAGGAATAGGAGAAGAATTAGTATAAATTTAAGTTATGGGAAAATTTCAATCAACAAAAGTATTTGACGGATACTCTACCGTATTTCGTCAATGGAAAGCAACAACTACTCACTGTTCTAAATTACATGGATATGGAGTTTCATTTAAATTATGGTTTGAAGGAGAATTAGATGAAAGAAACTGGGTATGGGACTTCGGTGGAATGAAAAGAGCAAAAGGTACTATCGAAGGTAAATCTCCTAAAGATTGGATGGATTATATGTTCGATCATACATTTATAGTAGCAGAAGATGATCCATATAAAGACTCTTTTTTAAAAATGGATGAAGCAGGAGTTGCACAAGTAAGAGTAATACCTTCTACAGGAGCAGAAAGCTTTGCAAAATATATAGCTGAAAAAGTAGGTCCATTTATAGAAGCTGAAACTGAGGGGAGAGTAAAAGTAATAAAAGTAGAGTTCAGAGAACATAGTAAAAATACAGCATCATATGTCGCATAAACAGTTAAAAAGAATAGAAGATTACGGTAAGAATTTACCTATCGTAGAAATATACACAGCAGTACAATCAGAAGGCTCAAGAGCTGGTTATCCAACAGTCGTAATAAGAACCACAGGATGTACCCATAGATGCTACTTCGGAGAAGGAGGATGGTGTGATAGTTGGTATACAAGTATTCATCCGGAAAAAGGAGAGTTTAACTTTAAAGACATTATTGCAATGTACGAAAAGAACCCTCATATAAAGGAGATGATGTTAACAGGCGGATCTCCTACTATGCATCCAGCTTTAGTAAATGAATTAACACATTTTGCACATGAAAATAATATCTTTATTACTATCGAAACTGAAGGATCTCATTTCCTCCCCACTGACTATCCTATTAATCTGTTATCTATCTCTCCTAAGTTTAGCAATTCTGTTCCAGTCGTTGGGGTAGAAACACCTCAAGGAGCAATCACAGATGAGAGAATGGTTAAACGTCATAATAAGTTTAGACTTAACTATGAGGCAATAAAACAGTCAATTGAATATCATTCTGATTACCATATTAAACCCGTATGGGACGGTAAGGATGAAGAAGCATTATCTGAGATTATGGACTGTATTAAGACTTTAGAAGTACCTCAAGATAAAGTATGGTTTATGCCTGCAGGTGATTCAAGAGAAGCACTATTTAAGTCTTATCCTGTACTATTTGATTGGGTTAGAGATAATGGCTATAGAATGACTTGGAGACCTCATATTATTGCTTTTGAAGATCAAAGAGAGGTATAATGACTAAAGATGAAGCTTTAGAGGTATTAGAAGAAGTAGCAGAAAACATAAATACTTGCTGTGCTATAACAATGGAACCAGACGAAGTATTAGTATTAATAGATAAATTAAAAAGTTATATAGAAAATGAATGAATCACAATTTATAGAATGGTTACGAGGATTTGCAGAAGGAGTGCATCATTATAATATTACTCCTAAACAATGGGACCATTTAAAAGAGAAGCTACAATCAGTAGGTAGTAAATCTACAGCAAATTATTCTACTGGCAACTGGGTAATGAACCATACATGGCAGTAAAAAAAGTTTTTCTAACGTGGGATGATATCAACAGACTCTTAGATATTATACACGAAAAATGTAAAGGAGAGATAGACTATGTAACAGGAATACCCAGAGGAGGAACCATACTTGCTATTATGTATTCTCATCGATTTGAAATACCTTATATGGAGTACAGAAGTAACCACTACCCTAGGCTATTAATTATAGATGATATAGCAGATAGCGGAGATACAATTTTAAAGTGGAGAGACGAAATGTTTAATCCTAAGTTTGCTACTCTACACTATAAAACATCATCAAAAGCAAAACCAGAATACTATGCAGAAGAAATAGACGATGATTTCGGCTGGGTAGTCTACCCTTGGGAAAAAGAAAATTCAAAACCTATTCAAGATTATTTGGATAATTAAATTAAAAATCGTATATTGTATTAACAAATGAGTCGTAGAACCTCAATAAAACAAATTAAATATTATGCCTAAAAAGTTTATAGACGGAACAGAATTAGTAAAAGCAGGATATGCAAATGGTATATCAAGTCAATTAGCTGCAAAGCAAGAATTAGAAGGACCTGAAGCAAGGTTAACTGAACATGAGAAAAAAGTAATTATAGAAAGAGCAGCAAATGCTTACGCAGACTTTTTAACTGCATTAGGATGTGATTATAAAGAAGATCCTAACTCATCAGATACTCCGTTTAGAGTAGCTAAAGCATATGTTAATGACTTATGGGCCGGAAGGTATAACCCTTTAGACCGTATAACAGCATTCCCATCAGACGGATACGACGGGATCGTACAGGAAAGCAATATACCTGTAACCTCTATGTGCTCACATCACCACCAAGCTATTAGCGGTACAGTTAGTATTGCTTATATAGCCTCTGAGGACGGTAAAGTAGTAGGATTGTCTAAGTTAAATAGAATAGTAGAACAATTCGGTAGAAGAGGAGCTATACAAGAGCAATTAACTGTAGCTATTCATAATGCAGTAGATAAGATCTGTGAAGGTAATTTAGGAGTAGCAGTTCAAATAAATGCAACTCATGCATGTGTATCATGTAGAGGAGTAAAACATAGAGGAGCTTCAATGCAAACAGCAAAATTAACAGGAGCATTTTTAAACGAAGATTCTGCAAAAGCAGAGTTTTATAAGAATATAGAATTAGCATCAATTTGTAAACATTAATATCATGGGAAAACAACTATCACTATTTGATGAAGAAAATTACGAAGTACCATCTTCTCCTTCAGTACCATTTGTGGATGAAGTAGAAATATTTAATAATACTTTCGGTAAACCTAATAATTATGAACCTAATATACCATCTAAAAAAGAGTGGCAATTTGTATATGACTTCATACTCGAAGAGCTTGAAGAATATAGAGAAGCTTGCGAAAACGGAGACATTGTGGAAGTTTTGGATGCTTTGTGCGACATTGCTTATGTTTCCCTTGGGAACGGTACTATGTTACACGGCCTTAAGAATCAGATATGGCCAGCATATCAAGAAGTACAAGCAAGTAATATGTCAAAAGCTTGTAAAACTGAAGAAGAAGCCATACAGAGTGTCAGCCAACGAAGTAAGGAACAAGGTGAGGCCTGTCATTTTGAGAAAGTTGCGGAAGGACGGTACATTGTTTATAGATCCAGAGATATGAAAGTAATGAAAAGCACGAAATACTTTAGACCTAACTTAAAAAAATTCTTTTAGTATGGCAATAGATTTAGAAAAAAATGCTTTCTTTGATTATGAAAGTAAACTACAGGTAGTACCTTTATCGGTAGCTGAAAAAGCAGTTAAAGAAGCAGTAGAGGAATCACAGATGAAACAGTTAGATGAAGCAATTGCTACATTATCTAGAGAATTAACAAGTATTAAACCAGATCTTAGTAAATTAGACGATATAAACTTATGATAAAAATAGCACACGAAAGCCCTAAAGACGTATTTGAAGAGGTTCAGAGCCTTACGGATTATGACTATGCTCTTGTACACTTGTTTGAAGAAGATGAGGAATACCTTACTCAATTTAAAAAAGCAAGAGATAAAGGTAGAGAGATTATATTAGATAATTCTATATTTGAATTAGAAGAAGCTTTTGATGCTGATAAATTTAATTACTGGGTAAATGAATTTAAACCTTCTTGGTATATAGTACCGGATGCTCTAGAAGATGCTGATAAAACTTGCGATCAGATGGAGGATTGGATTAATAAAGGATTTGGGTACGAAGGTAGCGGTAAAATCGGAGTAGTACAAGGTAAGACTTATGATGAGATAGTAGATTGTTACAACTATATGAATAAATCGGCAGATGTAGATATGATAGCTATATCATTTGATTACTCGTATTACAGCACTTCTGTACCTCATGCTAACAAGTACGTTAGCTGGATGCTAGGACGTGTTAAGTTACTTGGAGATTTACTTAAAGACGGTGTAATTAATAAACATAAGCCTCATCATTTATTAGGTTGTGGATTACCTCAAGAATTTAGCTTCTATAAGCATTCAGATTATGATTGGATATATTCACTTGATACTTCTAATCCTGTAGTGCATGGCATTAAAGGTATAACATACGGTTCTGATGGGCTTTGGTCTAAAGAAAGACAAAAACTATTTGAACTAATAAACTCAGATATTGATATGAAGCAATTAGGAACGATTAGAAATAATATACAGAAATTTAAATGGTTTACGAATGGCAACTAAACCTTGGATAGCCTTCTTTAGTCAAACCGGTGGGGAAATAGCTGATTTAGCTAAGTCACTTGGTAAATGGCCTGATAGGATTTATACTAACGAAAGACCTGAAAGTCTTAGAGAAATAGATAGTAGGATAGAAGAAAAAGGTTTTTTTACTTTAAATAATAAACCTACTTTAGAGGATTACGAAGAAATATTAGTATATTTTCCGGAAGCTATAATTACCTTACATGGCTGGTTACGTATTATGCCGAAAGAAGTATGTGAAAGATTTTCCATCTTTAACGGACATCCAGGGCTAATAACTGAATATCCAGAACTCAAAGGTAAAGATCCACAGATTAGAGCATTCAAAGGAAAGTACCCAGTTATGGGATGTGTTCTTCATAAAGTTGATGCTGGAGTAGATGAAGGTAAAGTATTAGCAGAGGAAAGATTCAATGCTTTTAAGATTACAGAAGAAGAAATGTGGGGAGTGTTCAAAGATAGGTCACTGTATATGTGGACTATATTTCTAAAGAAAGTATTTGGTTTATAACATTTTTTTTCTTATATTTAATAAAAGGGTTTTATGATAAAAAGAATAGCATTAGTAGGAGCAAGTAGTACGGGTAAGACTACTG